TACAGTTGCGACTATTCAAAGTGACGTAACTTCACAAGCTCGCGGATACAATACATTTTTAGCTACCGCCGCCTCTGCGTTTACATTAACGCAGCTGTATCATTATCTTGCATCTCAAGGAACTATTGGCGCGGGGTCAACTGTAACCACTCAATGGGGTTTTAATTCCGGCGGTACGCTTATTGGCGCTACTAATAACTACGCTTTTTTCGCCGCTGATACCGCTGCGGTAACCGCTGGGAAAACCGCTTACGGGTTCTATTCCGCCGTTAACACTGCTTCCGGCGGCGGTACAGCTTACGCTTTCTACGCAAATGGCACCGCCCCTAGCGTATTCTCTGGGAATGTAAGCATTGGCGGTATAGCAGCACCTACAAAATTCAATGTACGTGTAGATTCTAGTGGGGCGGTGTCCGATGTAATGCTCCTTCAGAACAACACTGCTTCAACAATCAACACTGGGGTTGCATTATATTTTGACCCTAATGGTAGCGGCACTACTAGGGCTGCTTCCATCCAATCGGTTCAATCTACTGCGGGTAACTATGCAGACCTCCGTTTCTTCACCGCTAATGCTACAACCCCCGCAGAGCGGATGCGGATTGAAGCTGGGGGGAACGTTGGTATTGGGAAAATTCCTTCCACTGCGCTTGATGTCAACGGTACTGTCACAGCCACAGCATTTGCCGGCCCGATCAACGGGACTGTAGGCGCTACCACACCTAGCACCGGAGCGTTCACTACCCTTAGTGCCTCTTCGACTGTCTCCGCTGGTGGCGCGGCTGCTTCTGGGTATTCGTTAACATCGCGTTCTACTGCGCTTACAAACGCATATTTTATTGATACCGATGACGGCACATCTGGTATGAACATCAATTTTTTCAAAAACAGCGCGTCCCCTGCGGCATCAGATGACATTGGTCAGACTCACAACAACAATCGCAGATCCGGTTAACGGTTCAGAAGATGGGACGCTTTCGCTGTTCACGATGAAAGCAGGCGCGATTTCAGAACGAGTTCGCTATACCTCCGTGGACGGCCTTTACATTGTAGATGGCGCGTTTCGATGCCCAGACGCATACGCCAGCACTACTGGCTCTGCTGTGAATATGGTAATGAGTTCTGCCAGCGGCATTCTTCAGCGCAGTACCTCTTCAATTCGATATAAAAATAGCGTTGAAAACGCGCCATACGGCCTTGCAGAGGTAATGCAACTTCGTCCTGTTACTTACAAGGGTAACAACGATGGAGATACCGTTTTTGGTGGATTCATTGCCGAGGAAGTGCATGACATTGGGCTGACTCAGTTTGTTCAATACGATGACCAAAACCGGCCCGATGCGCTTGGATACGGTAATATGGTGTCCTTGCTGACCAAAGCGATCCAAGAACAGCAGGCCATGATCGAAAATCTTAAAGCGCGTATTTTAACCCTTGAATCTAAATAAGTGAGGTAACCAAACATGAACGTTTTTTGGAAAATTGAACGAATGACTCGCGATATTAATACTGGGGGCGTTGTCGTCACCCATTGGCGAGTTTTTGCAGAAGATGAAGGGTTTCATGCCACTGCCTTTGGACATGCAGGGTTTGTGCCTGACTCTGGGTGCCCCGATTTCATACCGTTTGAAGATTTGACGGAAGAACAAGTAATTAAGTGGGTTGTAGATTTTCTGGGGGAAGAGCGCGTTGCGGAAGTGATGGATGCCATGAAAACGGAAATCGACCGGCGTAAAGCTCCGACGACTTCCGAAGGTTTGCCTTGGGCGTAGGTCATGAATGCCAATGAGAAATTGTCGGTCTGGGTCACTCTCATTGCTACGGTCACGTTATCGACCATTCTTTTAGCAATGGTCAGCGGCATGATGGTTGGGCTGTTTGACGAGAAGGTGGACAACAACAAGATTTTTGAAGCCGTACTCCCTGCGTTCCAGACCATCGTAGGGGGATTCATTGGGTTGATTACCGGCATCAAGATCGCCACTGACCAACGCACAGACGATAAAAGTAGGAAAGAATAGTGGACTACCAAACACTTTTTAACATCATCCTTGGCGTTGTGATGACGATTATTGGGTGGTTTGGCCGCTCCGTGTGGGAGGCTAGTATCGCGCTTCGTTCAGACCTTTCTAAGCTCCGCGAAGAAATCCCTCGCACTTACGTTTCCCGTGAAGATTACCGTGTAGACATTCGCGAAGTGAAAGAAATGCTGGTTCGTATCTTTGACAAATTAGACTCCAAGGTGGACAAATGACGTTTGAAGAATCTTTCAAGGTACTTATCGGGCACGAAGGCGGTTACAGCGACGATCGCAACGACCCCGGCAACTGGACTGGCGGCAAGGTTGGCGTTGGCGAAATGTTGGGCACTAAGTATGGCGTCGCCGCTAACTCCTATCCGATGGAGGACATCAAGAACTTGACGCTTGAGCGAGCGCAGCAGATTTATCGCCGGGACTATTGGGACAAATTGCACGCTGACGATCTCCCCAAGCAAGTGCGTTTTGCTGTGTTTGATGGGGCGGTGAACTCCGGTGTGGGTCAGGCTGCGAAGTGGCTTCAGCGGGCCGTTGGGGTTAAGGATGACGGGATTATCGGTCAGGGGACGTTAGCGGCGGTGCGGGCAATGGATCAGTACAAGCTCGCTGCGGTGTTCAACGGTCAGCGCCTCAAGTTCATGACAGAGTTGAAAGTTTTCGATAAGTATGGTAAAGGGTGGGCACGGCGTATCGCCGAGAATCTGATTAACCTTCCGTAGGAGGAGCCTCCATGAATCTCAAGTTTTTCCTAGATCGTGCGAAGGAACCCTCTACTTGGCGCGGCGCTGCCGTCATGGTGGGCACGCTTGGCGTGGGGGTTAATCCCGATGCTATGCAGCAGATTGGTCTGGCGGTAGGTGCTGTCATCTCGGCCATCGAGATTTTCCGCAAGGAAAAGTAAATGCCCCTTAAAAAGCTGATATTTAAGCCGGGGGTAAACCGAGACCAAACCAACTACACAGGCGAAGGCGGTTGGTGGGAATCTAATAAAATTCGGTTTCTCTCTGGCTACCCACAAAAACTAGGTGGGTGGCTTAAGGCGTCTGCGTCTGCGTATCTAGGGGTTTGCCGCACGTTATTTAACTGGCTCCCCACGCCCGGATACAATTTTCTTGCGCTTGGTACTAGCACCAAAGTTTACGTAGAAAGCAACGGCACGCTCAACGACATTACGCCTATCCGTGCGACATTTGCCGCTGGTACTGTTTCATTTACCACCGCCGCGTTTTCCACTACCGTTTTAGTCACTACTACCACCGCGCATGGTGGGGTCACTGGGGACTACGTAGTGTTTTCGGGGGCAACTGCCGCTAATGGCATCCCTGCTGCAAGCCTTAATAACGTCCAGTTTGAGATTACTGTACTCAGCACCACTACTTTTAATATCACGGTGGATACAGCAGCAACTTCTGCTGGCGCGGGCGGCGGCGCTTCCATCATTGCATATTTTTATATCCCTTCCGGGTTCAGTTCGTCTGGGTCTGGTGTAGGTTGGGGTGCGCCCTACTGGGGCGGTACTTCCTCAACTTCATTTCCCTATACGCTTCCTCCGTTAACGGGGTGGGGCATTGCTGCCGCAACGGCGATTTCTAATCAAATTAGATTGGTGTATTTCGCGTCACGATACAACGTAACATCTAATAGAACTGATTTACTTTTTAATATTCGTAATAGCGACATTTATTACTGGGCAATAGATACATCGTTTACTGTAGCGCCAGCAGCTGGGCCTACTAACGCTGTATTATTAAGTAGTAAAGTAGGAGCAGCGTCTGTACCTAACCAAGTAGGGCAAATTCTGTTTGACCCTAAAAGTGGTATTTTGATGGCGTTCGGGGCTACAACTTACGGCGGCGGCGTTACGTTTTTTGACCCATTGTTGGTGCGATGGGCAAGTCAATCAAATTATCTGGATTGGGATCCTGCGTCTTCAGAACTTTCCACTGCGGGGTTTCTAAAAATTCAAACAGGATCTACTATCTTACGAGCAGTTCCAAACTTAACAGAAACGCTGGTGTTTACTGAACGGTCTATTACCTCAATACAATTTGTAGGAGGCGATAGCGTATTTTCCCAAGACTTAATTTCTAACGAAATTTCTCTTATGGGGCCAAGTGCAATAGCCGTTAAAGATAACAGATTGTATTGGATGGGTACGGATAAATTCTTTATGTATAACGGGCGTGTAGAGACTATAGAATGCACGCTTAGACAACATGTATTTGAAGACATTAATTGGGCACAGGCAGAACAATTTACAGCCGCAGGTAACGAACGCTTCTTTGAAATTTGGTGGTTTTATTGCTCTACTAATTCCGACACCATAAATAAATATGTTATCTATAATTATTCTGAAAACATCTGGTATTACGGCGACTGCACTGAAGGGATGAGCCGTACCGCGTGGTCTGAT